CTCATATAATCAAAATTAATGTTGCTGTCTTCACCACCAGTTAATAAAATAAATTGTGGAGAAATATTTATATGCACTGAACCAGATAATTTTGGAAATACTCTTAACGCAGATGCTGATTTGAATCCTCTATTGTCTGTTCGATGAAATATTTCGCCTCCAGCAGGAACCATACAGAACTCCTTCAAATCATCATATTTCTTATCCGTGTAGAATGATAATAAATAATCACAAGTAGTTCTAGCATTATTCCACTTAAAGTCCCCTTCTTTTATTCTGACTAAACTTAACATAGATGAATGTATCAACCACTTTGTGAATTTGATTAATTCAAAGATTCTATGTTCTATTGGATTTGGCAATAAGGATAATTCTTCATATCTGGTTTGATACTTAGGCTTAATCGCTTTATTATATAAGGGCTTATGATACTTCATTACTCCATTCTGATCTTTCTGCTTCTCGCGTAACAATGTACTAGAGATTACATGACCTAACGGTGATCTAATAAATGGTTTATCATAAGTTGGTTCACAAGGGTCAATAAATCTATAGTTAGGATATGCCAAGGATCTTAATTTATTCAGAATAACCTCAGGAGCATTACTCAATATTTCTTTAATGTCATTAACACCATCAAAATCTTCAATCTCATAAAAGAAGCTTGATGCATAAACTGAACTTCTAAATATCTCAGCAATAAACTTATGTTGATCATTTATGTATTTGAGAATGGTCCCACTATTGTTAAACTTACTTAAGAAAGTATTTATTAATTCAACACTTGATAAGTCTATATATTTCCTTACTATGCGATAACTAAATCCCTCTCTCCATAAATGGCATAACATATTATTCATCGGCTCGCGATGGTTAGCTGATTCAAGATATTTCATTATTTCTTTATTATTGAATTTCTTTCTGGTTAAACATTGAATAATTGATGTTTTAATTATATCTTTATAAGTTTTGACAGTCTGAAGAGGAGGATATCTATAAGCTAGTAATTCATGTTCACGTCTCATATTAATTTTAGGATTATACTTACTCAATATTAATTTCATCCAATAGTTATAATCCACATTAAATATACTGATCAATTTCATTGAGAATTCTAACCACTTAACTCTTGAATCTGAATAACCTGCTATTGCTTGTTCTTCCAAAGTCAATAGACCCATACCTCCCAAATTTTGTGGTGTGTATAGTTTCATTAACCAGAATAAATTTAGATTATTCTTACCACTGTTTTCCAACATAATACTTGAACATCTATCAATGATTGATGATCTTTGATGCATCCTTGAATCATGTACTAATATTAAACTAGTTAGCATAATTATCAATTCATGATTTTCATCTAATGTTATCCATTTTGTACCTTCCTTACATGTCAAAGTATCACCTTCTCGTCGCAGTGTGTAATGTTTTGCATTATATTCGATTGGGTAGATTCTTTTATTCTCTAACAATTCTGTTAATGTTAATCCTGATCTTACATTTAACGATTCTAAGTAATTCTTTAACGTAACAGGTAATATATGATTCAATTTGCATTCAATGCTATACTTAGTTATATCATTAATAAATGAGGGAAAACTACATAATAAACTGTATAAATGTTTAAAGTACACAACTGTAAATATGTCATTATTATTATCAAAGGCTGAACTACTACTGGCACTAATTGCATCAATTTCCATTTGCTCGCAATAATATCTAGTACAAGTAAACATGCTCATAGATAGTAATTTTTTAAGTGTTGTTGATAAATGTTCTCCGTTCCAGTAATGTTGTTTTAACATTGTACATCTACTAGCACTTAATTGACTTTGTTTGATTTTAGTTAATTGACCATATCTAAGATATTGCTCTTGTGCCATTAAGAAGATTAAATTTGGATCTATCTCACCCTTCACCCTAAATATGAGATTAATATCATCAGAGTAAGTTAATATAGATATTACGTCTAATTTGTGATCTTCAGCAAATAATCTCATAATCATAGCAGATTGTAATCCCCAAAGCTGATTCATCCATCCTTCAATAGCACCATATTGTCCAGTACTCACATAAAATTGACATAATTCTCTATTTTCTTGAATCACAACTTGATCTCGAAATATACGATATGTATTACCCTTTCCTACTTGTCCATAAAGACCCATTATGAATTCTAACAATGGCTCACAATTGTCCATAGACATAGATTGATTGTGCCCTGAAATATCTAATAGAAGAGAATAAGTATCTTTGGCAATAACTTCTTGAGATGAAGTAAACATCAATTCTTTTCGTTCCATATCATTCATAGTCATTATTTGATCAGAATAGTAACCGAGAGCATGCTTAACATCTGCCATCATTTTACTTAAACTGAGTTTTAATTGATAAGAACCTATACCAAAGAATCTACCCTCGGGTTTCTGTTCTTTTTCTTTGTCAACTAATCTAGTAATTTGACCATTGACTTCTTTGGTACCAAGAATATCATAAATGAAGTCATTGACTTCATTCGGATCATTTAAGACTCTACTTTTATGTCTCAATTGCGGTTTATAATTCTCCAATAATTCAGATATATCCTTCACATGAAGATCTGATCGATTCAGGAATTCATCAATTTCTTTAGTACTATTATTCTTAGTAGCATCATACTTATCCTTAGTACATGCTGTATCCTTTAGGTTCATAGTTGACTCAGCATATACTCTTGTATCCAAACAATCAAACGGTGTTAATCTGTTCCAATGTTCTAAGTCTTCGTAATCTATGAATGCACTCATTCCTTGCTTATCAATCTTACTTTTAAAAGTTTTTGCGAAAGATGTGTTCTCTTTGAAATTAGGACACTTACCATGAGTCTTTATGAATCCTCGAGTAAATTCTCGTTTACTCACTAACATTAATCTATTCATGTCACTTTTATACGTTTTAAAACGCTTGCTTGTGCGATTATGATACTTGGTCCAGCCAGCTATATAATCAATTTCAGC